AGGTACGGCGGCAGTAAGAAATGTCGGTGAGGAGGTAGGCAACCTTGTTGAGGTAGGCGCAAATGGTAAAATTTCCGACAGCGTTCTTCCTCCGCTTGCTATCACCGAAACCTATGCGGTAGCTGATGAAGCAGAGATGCTTGCCCTTGACGCACAGCGTGGTGATATTGCCATCCGTGCGGACGAGAACAAGTCCTATATCCTTAAGCAGACCCCCGCAACCGACCGCACCAACTGGCTTGAACTGAAATCTCCCGATTGTAAGGTTCATTCCGTAAACGGCAAGACGGGTGAGGTGGTTCTTTCTACCACGGACATCTCGGAGGGCGAAAATCTCTACTACACCGAGGAAAGGGATACCGCAAACTTTGAGGCGAATTTCGTAAAGAAAACCTCGAAGGAACTTTCCGACGGCGCAACCGTTCTGCACGAAACCGATAGCTACGTTATCAACGGCGGCAACGCATAAGGAGGTAGGCTATGGCGGAGAGAACGATAAATTCCAAAGTGCAACAGAGGAACGACACCGCTGCGAATTGGCTGCTTGTGAATCCCGTTCTGCTCCGTGGTGAACTCGGCATCGAACTTGACACGGGTAAAATGAAGATAGGCAATGGTAGTTCTGATTGGGCTACCTTGCCTTATCTCGGCGTTGGCATTACGCAGGCGGACATTTTGAACTTTGCCTATCCCGTGGGTTCGATTAAAATTACTACCACGGCAGAAAATCCCGGTAATACCATCGGTGGTATTTGGGAGAGATGGGGAAACGGCAGATTTCCTCTTGCAGTAGACGAAAACAACGCAGATTTTGCGACCGCCGAGGTAACGGGTGGCGAAAAGGAACACACCCTTACTGTGGCGGAACTGCCGAGCCATACGCACGATGTTACCATTCCTGTGAGCGCAACCGATACTTCCACGTTTCAGTTCGGCACTTCCACGGCGGGTGGCATTAAGCAGGACGGCGAACAAGCCATCACATCGGCAGGAACAGGCAGTGATACGGCGCACAACAATATGCCTCCGTACATTACTTGCTATTTCTGGAAACGCACGGCGTGAGGAGGTATTATGGCAGCGACTATTATAAGCATTTGCGCAAGCATCGTCAGCGGTATGGTGCTTTACTTTTTGAAACGCTATTTTGATAAGCGTGAAAAGGAGGAAAAGGCGCGGGACGAGGTGTTTGCAAAAGAAAATATCCTCATTCTCAAGACCATTGATGCGGTTGGAAAATTGACCTATGCGGATGCGCTTGCTATCCGTGATGGTAAGACCAACGGCGAAATGAAAGAGGCTATCGAGGCGTATAAAAAAGCAGACCAAGAACTCTATGAGTTCTTACTTGAACAGAATTCCAAAAAATAACGGAGGAAATATCTATGGAACAGTATCTTGAACTTATCAGCGTACCCGCTATTGCAGCGGTGGTTTATTGGGTGGTGAACCTCATTAAGTACACCGTAGGCGAGAACGAAACCTTCAAGCGTTTTATTCCGCTGATTGCAACGGCACTCGGTATTATTTGCGGTGTTATCTGTTTCTTCCTGATTCCGAGCATCGTCCCGGCGGACAACGTCCTTGTGGCTATCGTTATCGGTGGCGCAAGCGGTCTTACGGCAACGGGTGCGAATCAGATTATCAAGCAGCTCACCAAGACCGATGAAAAGTAAAACTGAATAACAAGCGCAAAGCCTATCAGGGAGTTTTTCCTTGGTAGGCTTTATTTTTTTGCGTTAAACCTTCACTTTTTCGCTCTGCCGAGGCTTTTAGGTGGAGGTGGTATCAATGACCAATACAGAAAAAGAAAGAATTATAGCCCTTAAAAATCAAGGGACAAGTTTAAGTAAAATATCCGAAATACTCGGTATCCCCGTAGGCACAATCAAGACCTTTTTACGCAGAACCGAGATTAAGCGTTCGGAAAGCATAGAGGGCGTATGCCTTGAATGCGGAAAGCCTCTGCCGAAGGTAGAACACGGAAAGCCGAGGCGCTTTTGCTCCGGGACTTGCCGCCAGAAGTGGTGGAACTCCCACTTGCATTTGGTGAACCGCAAGGCCTTTTACGATTTCACCTGTCCGTGGTGCGGAAAGAAATTCACGGCTTACGGCAATGACCACAGGATTTATTGCTCCCGTGGGTGCTATGCGGAGGCGAGGAAGAAAAATGGAAAATTACCAGAATATTTTAATGTATAAGGTTGCTATGAGTATGGCGGACGATATGCTGAAAAAAGGCATAATTACCCCCGAAGAACACAGGAAAATAGAACAAAAAATGTGCGAAAAATTCTCCATAAATTCTACCTCAATTTATCGAAATATGACTTGATATATAACTCTTTTAGAGTTAATATACACATACCAAAAAAGGAGGTATTTATGCGAGTAATTCAAGACGTAACGCCTACCAAGGCTACCGAACTGAAAAGACTTCGAGTTTGCGCCTACGCCCGTGTTTCAAGCGGTAAGGATGCAATGCTCCACTCGCTGTCTGCGCAGGTCAGTTATTACCAAAAATACATTGCCTCGCACGTCGATTGGCAGTTTTGCGGGATTTACGCCGATGAAGCTTTTACAGGCACAAAGGACACACGCACACAATTCCAACAGATGCTTTCCGAGTGCCGTAAAGGTAACATCGATTTAATTGTAACAAAGTCGATTTCCCGTTTTGCCCGCAACACCATTACGCTTTTGCAAACAGTGCGAGAGTTTAAGGCAATGGGCGTGGATGTGTACTTTGAAGAGCAGAACATTCACACCCTTTCCGCAGACGGAGAGCTTATGCTTACAATCCTTGCATCCTACGCACAGGAAGAGAGTCTTTCCGCAAGCGAAAACGCAAAGTGGCGCATCCGCAAAGGCTTTGAGGCGGGAGAGCTTATGAACTTTCGATACCTCTTCGGTTACCGCATCGTCAAGGGTGAGGTCAGCATAAACGAGGAACACGCAAAAATTGTGCGTGAGGTCTTTGCAAGATTTATAGACGGTGCAACCTTGGCGGAAATAGCACATTGGCTCAACGACAGTGGAGTGCCACCGATAGAAAGCGGAATATGGACGAGCAAGAAACTCCGTGCGATGCTTTCCAACGAAAAATATACGGGCAACGCACTCCTGCAAAAGACCTACCTCAACAACCACCTTGAAAAGAAAAAACGCATCAACCGAGGCGAACTTCCAATGTTTTATGTTGAGGAAACGCACCCCGCCATCGTGGATATGATAACCTTTCAGATGGCAAAGGAACGGCTCGAAGAGGCAACGAAGTATTATGCGCCTACGACACCGCCGAGCGAATCACCATTTTCAAAAAAGATGGTTTGCGGTTACTGCGGTGAATACGTAAAGAGAGCGAAAAACAACGCTCGAACCATATGGCATTGCCACCGATACCTTGAGCGTGGGCGTGTAGGCTGCGGTGAGGCAAAACAAATCCGCAACGATACCCTTGAAAGCCTGTGTTGCGAGGTATTCGGCTTTGATACTTTTAATGCCGATTACATCGAGAAAAACGTGGCGCAAGTTGTGGTTTACGCCGGGCGCTTGGTTTTTAAGATGAAAAACGGCTCTGAAATCGAAAAAGAATGGAAATACAAAACACGCTCGGCTTTATGGACTCCCGAGATGAGGGAGCTTGCAAGGCAGAGGGCGTTAAGACAACACGGAGGTTAAAATGGGAAAAGTTACAGTAATCCCCGCAACAAGGGATTTTCACACAGGCGTTGCAAAAACAAGTATGCAAAAACGCAGAGTGGCGGCATACGCCCGTGTTTCCACTAATAGCGAAGAGCAATTGACCTCATATGAGGCACAGGTAGACTATTACACCAAATACATCAAAAGCCGACCCGATTGGATTTTCGTTAAGGTTTACACCGATGAGGGCATCACCGCCACGAACACCAAGCACAGGGACGGGTTCAACGAGATGATTGAGGATGCCCTTGCAGGCAAGATTGACCTTATCGTTACAAAGTCGGTCAGCCGATTTGCCCGCAACACCGTTGACAGCCTTATCACAGTGCGTAAGCTCAAGGAAAAAGGCATCGAGGTTTACTTTGAAAAGGAAAACATATACACCCTTGACAGTAAGGGCGAACTGCTGATTACGATTATGAGTTCCTTGGCACAGGAAGAAAGCCGTAGCATTTCGGAAAACATCACGTGGGGCAAGCGTAAGTTCTTTGCGGACGGCAAGGTTTACCTTCCTTACAAGTGTTTCCTTGGCTACAAAAAAGGTGAGGACGGCTTGCCAGAAATCATACCCGAAGAGGCAGACATCATCCGCCTTATTTACTCGATGTTCCTTGAGGGCAAAACCACCTACGCAATTGCATCGGCGCTCACCGAAAGCGGTATCCCGACCCCAAGGCAAAAGACAGTGTGGAAAGCAAGCACCATCGAGAGCATTCTCACCAACGAAAAATACAAAGGCGCAGCCCTTTTGCAAAAGAGCTTTACAGTGGATTTCCTCACGAAAAAGATGAAAGTCAATGAGGGCGAAGTTCCGCAATACTACATCGAGGATAGCCACGAACCGATTATTATGCCGAGAGAGTTTGAAATCGTGCAAGCGGAAATGGCAAGGCGGAAAGGCATCCGTGGCGCATACAGCGGAAACACAATCTTTGCCTCCCGTATTATTTGCGGTGATTGCGGAGAGTTCTACGGCTCAAAGGTGTGGCACTCCACCGATAAATATCGTAAGGTCATTTACAGG